GATATAAAAGTAACGATGTCGTTACTATGTTCTTCAAAGTAATCGCTTGCATTTTTCCAAGAAATATCGATAGTGTTCCCGTCGCCGTCGTGGTCTACGATTTGTATGTCGTTACACATATCTAAAACATTTTTAAGTTGTCCTAATGTTATCATACGGCAGCCCCCTTTATTTGTTCGACAAACTTTTGTGTGTTCTGTTCGATTGTTGTTTTGCTTTCGTCTGCGATACTGTTTATATTTATCGGCAACAATACTGCCGAATAGTCCTTTTCGTTGATTTGAAGCGGGGAGTTTTCGTTCTTGCCGGTGAGAATATGCTCGAAGTCTGTTCCGATAACGCTAAAAGCCTTTTTAAGATAAAGCGCGTCGAAAAACTTGTTACAATACTTTATCGGGTATTTTTTTGCTTTTTTCTCGTTATAAAGTTTTATGTACTTGTCTATATTTTCGGCGATTATTTTATCGCTGTCGGTGAGTTCGTATTTTAACATACTTGCCGTTGTACGTAAGATATTGTTTGCGTCAATGCTTTCGTTTGCCGGGGTCTGCGGTAATGCGTTCAGTTCGGGCTGTTCTTCGTTCCATTTAACGAGAAGGTAGCCGTCGCATATAAATTGCTTTCCGTCCGGTGTATGCTGTATACCGTAAAGATTTTTACGCCATTCTTTTAAGCCGTTGTCGCAAACAATCTTCTTTACAGCGTTCAAAAGGCTCGTTTTAATGCCTTTCGAGGCTAATATATTCGTCTCTCTTTCGTAGTTTAATAAGTCGCGTAAATCGTCGATTTTGCCCGTGTTCAAAAGGTCAATACATTTTTCAATCGTTGCCGTGTTCATTATTTATTTTCTCCTTCTTCTTTATTTTCTATTGTTAAAATTATATTGCTCTCGACGTTTTCAAGGGAGAAGCCGTTGCCTTTTGCCATACAGTGGAAATTGCCTAAAAATTCAAAGTTAAGCCTAAATTTTCGACATAATGCGGCGTAATAGGCTTGATATCCTACTGTTCGATAGCATTTTTTACCTGCCGCCGAAGTGTACTCGGTTAAGATATAATCGTACTTCTTCCAATACCGCAAAATATCTTCCGCTTTTGTCGGCTGTTCGTCCGGCTGTTCGTTTAATTCTATGCTCGTGATTATAGACTGCAATTCTAAAACTGCTTGCCACTGTCTTTCGTTAAGGTTTTTATTATCGTGGTAAAGATAATTGATTTTTGCTCGCGCGTGTTTTATCGCGCCGGCGGCGGTTGCTACGCCGATTCCTACTTCTTTATTGATTTTCTCGCAATTGATTCTCATTTTATATTTACTCCCGTGATTTTTTCGTTGTCTATAAACTTTTTCGCTTGCTCGCTGTTCGCGATAAAAAGCAAGTAGCGAGCGCGTTCCCGTTCCGAAAGCGGAAGGTTTAATTCCGCTTTCGCTTTGATTCTCTGTTCGTTCCTTTTCATATTTTGCCCCCTTATGCGATTGCCGCTTTTATGCGGTTTCTTTCGTTGCTTGCCAAGCCGTAAAAGGCTTCGCCGTTAGAAAATCTCGCCGTTAGAAAATCTCGCCGTACAAACGTACTCTTCGAAGTCGTACAAGTTTTTTAATTTTGTTCGGCAAAAGTTAAGTATTTTACGAAGTTCGCGCTGTTCGGCTTTCTTTCTGTCAGAGTACGACATATCAAAATCGTCGTAATAGCCGTAGTACGCTTTTTCTTCGGCGCGTCCTTTCTTCCAATCGGCGGCGGAATAGTATTTTGTCAGGAACGCGCAACCGTAGGAGTCCGTCTTATCTTTAAGCAAGGTTTGCACGCCCTCATAATAACCGCTTTCGAGTTTTAATTGAAAATAGTTAAGTCCGTCGTTAAACTCGTCTACGAGTTTTTGAGCCTGTTCGAAGTCGTAGCCGTTATCGTCGAAGTATTCAGTCTCGCCCGTGTCCGGGTCTTCGTAATAATAGCCGTCGAAGTGTTTAGTCGCAAAAAGCGGGAAGTCGTTTTGATTAGTAAAGTTACAAGTAGACATAATTTTTTTATCCTCTGCGTGCTTGCCTGTTCGGGTCAAGTCTTACCGCTATTTTTTATTTTTTATCTGTTCGTCGTGTTATCTGTTCGCCGCCCCGCCTTTCAGGGAAGGGCGGCTGTTCGTTTATTATTTTGCTATCAAGTCTATTACGGGCGTATATCCGAGCGTTTTATAATACTTCATAACGCTTTTAATATATCCGTCTGCGCCTGCGCCCGCAAAATTTACGAGTTGCAAGCCGCTTGAAGCGTCGCCATATTTTAGGCTGTTCGGCACTTGCGGAAGTATTCCGCGATATAAGGCGAACGCTTCGCCCCGGTGGAAGTGTAACTCGTCGGGCTTTCTTTTGCCGTCTCTCGTTATCGTTATTTTGCCCGCGTCGGAATATTGCGCCCACGCTTTTGCTTCTATGCTTTCAAGCGTTCCGCGGTATTCCTGCGCCATAAGTACCCATCCGTTGACTGTTAAAACGGTTACGCGTTCGCCCGGTTGTAAATAGGCTTGCGCTATCTGTTCGCTAACGGGCGCGGGAATATAGAACGGCTCGCGCTTGCTTGTCTCGGCTTTTTGGTTCGCTATCCACTCGGCGGCGTTTTCGCTGTCCGCCTGTTCGTCGAAGCCTTCGGGTAATTGCAAGATATAACGCGCATAACTAAACCCTTCGGGGTCGATAATAAATTGAAGTACGCCGTTATTATAAACCGCTACGCAATCGTGAGCGTACCATTTTACGCCTTCGCGCTGTTCGCTCGTGAATTTATCATAATTCTCTTCGTTGACTCGTTCGTCTGCCGTCGCCTGTCCGCCTTTACCTTTCAAGAAAGAGAAATCAAACATAAACAACCGGCAAAAGTTCGCAAAAATCTTTTTGTCGTTATCGGAATAGCCGTTGAAGTCCACGCGGCGCGACGGTATAGCGTCCACTCTCGGCAACTGTTCGCCGTCCTTTACGTATTCTTCAAGCCACTTTTCGCCTTCTTCAAGGCTCGCTATTTTGCGATATTCCGCAAGGTCAAAATATATCCTTCTTTCGTTTTCGGGTATATCCGTAATGATTGCCGCCTTCTCTATCTGTTCGCGGGCGATTGCGTCCTTCTGCGCTTGTATACGCGCCGCCGCCTCGTCCTTTTCGCGTTGTATTCTGTCGCGTTCGCATTGCGCCAAAAATTCCGCATGGTCTCTTTCTTCTTTTTCGGCTTTCCTTTTCTTGAAGTCCGCAATGTCCGCCCGCTGTTCGTCCGTCGGCTCGGTCTGTTCGTAATTGCCGGGGATTTGAAAATAACCGCCGTAAAAATGTACGTCGAAGTAGTCCGTCATACTGTCGGAGTCGTCGTAATTCCAAGAATCGGCAAGGGCTTTACAATAGGCTTGTACGGCGTTTAATTCGTCGCTGTCTTCAAAATATCCGTACTTGTCAGGCTCGCCCGTTCGTCTGTCCTTGTAGACGTGTTCGCGCCCATACGGCGAAGCCTTTATATATGCGTCTATTGTGTTGTATGTCGAAGTTATCGAAAATTTTACTTCGGGGAAGCGCGTTTTTAATTCTTTACGCAAAAGCGCGGCAACGTCTTTTACGGGCGGCAACGCGTTTTTGTCGTGTTGTTTTATCTCGCTTATATCGCAACGCTCCCAAAGGCTCGGCAAGCGATTTTTTGCCGCTTTTGCGGGAGTTTTCGCGCTCGTCGTCTGTTCGTCCGCGTTCGCCGTCGTTACGCCGTCAAGGGCGGTGCGTATGGTCTCTTCGTCCGTGTAACCGTACCAAAGGCGGCGGACTCCGTGCCACCGGTAGCCGTTCGCTTTTAATGCGTTGCGCGTCTGTTCGTCGGGCTTGCCGGCGAAGGTAATCTCTAAACTGTTAAAATTATTATTTTTGTTTATTGCGTATTCCATAAAATAGCCTCCGTTACTTATTGAAAAAATATCTTGAAATTTCTTTATAAAGTCCTTCTTCGGTTTTATCCCACAAATCAAAATCAAGGGGATCGCCGTAATTATCGCGGAAATATTCCCGCAATTCCTTTATATTTTCGAAGTCGAAATCGTTACAAATGCGTTTTATCGCTTTTCGCTGTTCTTTTGTCATAATCGCCACCATTAAATAAAGTAAACGCTTCTATTAAAATAAACTACTTTCTTCGGCTGTTCGCTAAAAAAGTAAGCCGTTACACCATCCGCGCCCGCGTGGAAAGTGCCGAAGGGCGTTATCGCGTTCGCTTCGTCGTCGCTTTCCGTCGTGTAAATGGCGTTGCGCTTGTCGAAGTGTTCGTGAAAAAGATTTACAAACGCGAAGCCGTCGAAGTCGCCGTGTTCGGCTGTCATAAACTTTTCAAACGCTACCGCTTCGGCGTTCTGTTCGCACTCATATTGCGCCCGAAGTGCCTCTTCGCGTTTTGCAATCGTTGCCGGCGACGGCTTACGCCCGCCGCGCCTGTTCGCCTTTTTCGGTTGATTGTATCTTGAAAACAACATAATAAAAACCCTTTACGCGTGCGCGGCGTTTTTACCGCTCGCGCCTTACCGCGTTAGCCTGTCATCATCGGGGCGGGGAGGCTATCCCACCGCCGAAGGCTTCAACCGTTGCCGGCTGTTTGCCTTTTCGACTGTTCGCGCCTTATATCTTGATATAGTCTTCGATAAGCGTATTAAAATAGCCGTCGAAAGTCTTATCGCTTCGGCGATATGCTTTTAACAAGTCTTCGCCGTCTAAAAGAGTCGGCGCGGCGTAGTATTCCGCCGGGTAAGTTATTTTTATAACTTTTTTTTCACCGTAAAACCAATCATAAACGACATCAAGCCCGACTCCGTAGTTTTTCGCTTCTTCGTCTTTTTTCATTTGTTGCTTCAACTCATTGCAAAACGTTTTACTTGCTTTTATAACCATTTTTAAGCCCTCCCGCAATCAAGACCTGCGCCCGTTTTCCATTCATAAATAGATAATTGACGGCGCGCCCTTCCGATTTTTAACGCCTTTTTTTTGCTTTTTATGTTTTCGCTTATATCGATATAACAAAACCCATCATCGCACCAAAGCCCAACGCACTCCGCCGCGCTTATGCTGTTTAATAACTCGTTGACCGCTTCAACGATTTTTTTCGGCTTGCCTGTTAAAATCTTGTAACAGTCGCGGCGGCTTACTTGATAGCCCTTCGAAAATCTAACCGCTTCGCCGTCCTTGTTAAGCGTTGCGCCGCCGTTTTTGATAATCTCGAACACGTTCAAAAGTGTTATTTTTTGCGCCTTGTTTGCTTGCTTTTCGTTTGTCATTTTTTCAACCTCCGCCCGGCGTGGCGCGTTTTGCGCTCACGGCTTACGGGCTTTTTTAATTTTTTCGTTAAAAAAAGCGACTTGCCACCGAAAAACGCTTGACAAGTCCGCTTCGCTTATTTATAATACAAGCGAACGGGATCGCCGAAGGCGTTCTTGTTTGTGTGCCGTTTTCGCTCTGTCTGGTAAACGTTCGCGAAGGCGGCTTTTTTATGTCCTTTTCTAACTGTCTTTATTATACCATCATTAGAAAAAGAAGTAAAACAAATACGCGCAAATCAAAAAATTGTGCAAGTGTATAATATATATTAAAATTACATATAAATAAAGAGATTATATAAATTATTATACAAATGTAATATTTTTATTAAAATTATATGCTTTTATCTTCGTTTATCCGATTTTTACGCCGTCCGCCCGTCGGCGTTTTTTATTACTCAAAACACCACCGAACAACCCCGCAACCACGCCCGGCAACCCGCCCGGCAACCCGTCCGCGCTTTCTTACAATTAAACGCAATACCAAAAACACAACCGCCGCCCAGAACGCCGAAAACAAACAGCCCAAAGCCCCGAAGCAATATATATAATTATTCAACAATGTTGATATAATAACAAGCGTTATTTTAACGCCCGCAAGCCCTTATATATATAAAAAGCCTTTATATATTATAAATTGCCTTTATTATTGTAAAAGCCCTTTTCAATGCTTTTAACGCTTTTAAGCATATAAAAAGCCCTTACAACCTTAAAAGCCTTTATATTATGCTTAAACGCTTTTATATATCGTAAAAGCCTTTTTCATACTCTATATATTTTTAATGCATTGAAAAAGCCTTTTCTATTTTAATAGCGTTTTCGTGATATTATATTTTAATGCTTAAAAGCATTTTAATATATTTTTCGTTTTTTATATGCTTATATGTTTTTTTTAATGCTATATATGAAAAAGCACTTCATCGCTTTGGCGTGTTCGCCGTTGCGACTTACGGAAGCCCAAGCCCGCGCCGCTTTTGCGTTGCGTTAGCCGTTGCCGAACGTGTAAAGGCTTTTCGGCTTGCGTTTGCTTGCGTGTTGCTTTTTGCTTAAATATGTTATAATAACTATAAATTATCATAACACTTTTAGCCGTTGCGAGCCGTCCGCGCCGTTGCCGGGCGGGGGTAGGTTGCCGACTTCAAAGCCCGAAAAGTCGCCGCGCCCTTCGTATAGCGGCATTTTTCGATACCTTGTTCATAAAACCATTTACGCGGTCAAGAATGTAAAAATGTTTAGTAAAAATGTAAAATAAAAGAGAGAGTGGATATAAAGGGATTGAAAGTATTAAAAACGTTGAAATTCTTAAAAGGCTGATAGAGTAAGGGTAGGTGTTGTTTAGACGGGTTTAAGGTCGGTGAGAGATAGTAGGCAGTGGATAGGCTAAGGGGGTTGAGTAAAGGGTGTAAGATACCTTATATAATATGACGATATTTTGACACGGCAAAGTATTGCTTTTAGTAGGTAGGTGTGGTAAAATGCGAGGTGTAAAGACAAGGGCTGAATAAACTTGTGCCTGAGGGAGATGGTTTATGAGGCTCTGCGGTTTCGCTGTTTTGTACATTTTCATTTCGCTATTTTTTACATTTTCAAGGGAAACTGCCATAGTTGCCTTCCCGGCTGTCTTTACAAAAATGCAAGCGTTACTTCGACAGAGAGGGCGTAAGTGCGACGGCACTAAAACGATAGTAGGTGCGAGACCTGCCGCTTGCTAAATTAAGTTTTGGGTGTATGAGACTAAAACCCATCTAAAAGGCGTAGTTAGTTGCCGTAGCGATTTTGTGGTCGGCGTTTAGGCGAGTAATTGTGCCTGACAAAAAGAAAGGCAGAACGCGCGTATAATACCTTTCTTTTTACATAGCAGAGTAGGGCAGCGGTAGCCCGTCAGGGTCATAGCCTGAAAGTCGAAGGTTCGAGTCCTTCCTCTGCAACCAGTGTCGCTTGCGCCGATATCAATCGTTTGTCATATTGTTTATATCGGCGCGGCGGCTAAATTTTTTGAATATAGGGGCATAGCCAAGCGGTAAGGCAGCGGACTTTGATTCCGTGATTTCGGAAGTTCAAATCTTTCTGCCCCTGCCAAGCGGGGTAAGAAATGACCGATAAAAAACTTAAAGAGTACATCTCGAAGATAAATACCGGGTGTTGCGGGCATATCTTCGATAAGAATAAATACCATATAGGGTATAAGCGATTTAAGTGTTGTAAGGTTGCGGTTTGTCTTGACTGTGAGAAAGAGCAGTACATAGGCAGTAAGATATGGAAACCGCTTTATAAATTTTTTACTCCGAGATTAAATATCGAGGCGACCGTTACTCATTACGGGAAAAACGTCTTTACGATCAAATAATAATTATTGCCATTCCGATAACTTCTTTAACTCTGTTAAGTTGTTATTCGTAACCCCCATAAAATAACTAACAAAAGGCTTGCTTAAACGGCGAGCCTTTTGTTATGCCCAAAATAGACCTAAATTGAACCTAAAAAACAAAAACACTATATTTAGTGGTAAAACGAGGGGTTAAAACCACAAAATATAGTGCTTTTTAAGGGTGGTGGAGATAAGGGGAAAAGACAAAAGCCTAAAAAAACGGTGTTTTTAGGCTCTTTTTTATTATTATGTCGTATTTATTTTGGAATTTTATCTGTATTTATCCTATTTGTTATCATTTGTTATTTGTTTTGAACCCAAAAAATGAACCCAAAAAATCATTGTATGCGGGATATAATATTGCGTTTGTCTTCTTCGTATAAATGACCGTAAGTTTTGAGAACCTGCTCGACGGTATCGCCTATAAGGTCGGCTACGACGTAAACGCTTGCGCCGAGGTGAATACACATAGAAACGAAAGAATGTCGTAGGTCGTGTATTCTTATGCGTTTAACGCCTGCTTTTTCGATATAGCGGTCAAACGCGTGAGCAAGGCTGTTTTCGTGTAAAGGGTGGTCGCCACTAAAATAAAACGGTTTCTGCGGGGTGTAATTTGCGAGAACTTTTTTAAGAGGGTCGCAAATAATTGTTTTAGCCCGGCGTTCGTTTTTAGTGGTGGTGATTTTGTAAGGGGAGTTGTCGGTTGTTTTCCGAGTATAAGTTTTGTCGAATACGATATAGTCGCGGTGTACGTCGGTATTGTGTAGGGCAAGAACTTCGCCTTTTCGCCGTCCTGTAAAATAGAGTGTGTTAAAAATGGCATAGTAGGCGGGGTTGTCCACTACGTCGATAAATTTAGCGAACTCTTCGCGTGTCCAGAACTGCATTTCGGTTTTTTGTACGCGTTGCTTCGGCTTTTTTACTTTTTTAAGATTGTTAGGGTATTGATAGCGAGATTCGACCCAAGACAAAAACGCAGCCATTGTATTGCGGATATTGCAAAGACGACTGTAAGAATAAAACTCGCCCGTGCGAGGGCTGCGCGTACTCCATAATTTGTCTTGCCATTCGTAAAGTTTAGGTGGTGTTAAATCGGCAATTTTAGTGTTTCCAAAATAAGGCAAGATAAAATTGTTTAAGACGTTGGCTCGGTCGTAAATCGTGCTGTCTTTGTTTTGGTTTACCATTGAAGTGAGATAAATAGGAATAAGGCTTTCGACCGTTAATTCCTCTTTACCTTCGGCAATGGATTTTTCTTTTTTGAGAGGTAAATTTTTAACGATTTCGCAGTTTTTCGTTATGAAGTCTATATGCGCCTGCTTTGCGAGGGCTTTCGACTTGTAACCCGATAACTTTTTGTAGGTTTCTTCGCCGGTAGGGAGTATTACCCTGAAACGAATGTCGTAGACTTTTCCGTTTAATTTCGTCTGCCGTTCTTGTATGTTTGCTTTCGTGCTGCTTATGATGTTGCAGTTATAAGAA